TCCTGTTATCTATAAGACAGTATGCCTATGTTATAGGACATGTCAACTATAAACGCACCTGAGAGGACGGGGGACGAAGGACCAAGGACCCCTACTAAATCAACAATGTGGAAGAAAACGCACCTGAGATTGTTGCAGAAGTAAGGTTGAGGTTATGTGGGAACCCCTACTAAATCAACAATGTTAGTTTCCCTATACATAACCTGAACCTGAGTTTTTGAAAAAACTGTATCTGTAAGTACAAAAATATTACAGAATTTTCTGTTTTGAGGTGCGTTTTGCTAGAAACCTAGTGTCTATAAGGGTTTACACATAACCTGAGTGAGGTGCGTTTGAGGTTATGTAGGTAAGGTGGGTGTACTGTTAATTACTTTGGTATATACTGCGATTAATGATTGATAATAAATGCTACGAAGGTTGGTTCTGGAATATGGAAAGCCAACTCTTTGAACGTTGGGGGAAGGTACAATGCCAAAAGGAATCTCAGGAAACATTTCAGGACAAAACGAAAAACACTTAACCGATAAGCAACTTCGTTTTGCTAAAGAGTACGTTTATAACGACGGCAGTAAAACGCAAAGCGAATGTGCCTTAGATGCCGGGTACGCAGAAAGTTCTGCTAGAGTTCGTGCGTCTGAGTTACTTAACCCAAGAAAGTACCCTTTGGTGGTTAAACACATTCAAGAGTTAGAAGCAGAAGTGAATAAAAAGTACGAGGTTACTTTTGGCAGGCACGTTAAAGAATTGGCGAAGATAAGAGATCAAGCAATAGATAAAGGCAACTTAACGGCGGCCGTTTCTGCTGAAGTTCAACGAGGGCGTGCGGCCGGTTTGTATATTGAAAGAAAAGAGATTCGTACTGGAACGCTTGATTCTCTCAGCGAAATAGAGATTAAAGACAGAATAAAGAAACTGCTTGGAGATTTTAAACCTTTACTAGAGGTAGAAGATGCTGTGGTTATTGAATCTCAATAACCATTCCTTCTTCCGGCCTAGTATTTTCCCAGAGCAGACACCAATTCTGCATTTTTTCTTTATCAATCATCATAGGTCTCCCATTGAATAGACTTTATTGCCTGTTCGTCTTCTTCCACTAACGTAATGCTTACGTCTTGTAGCTTAGCTGATAAACGAGCAAAAGTATCTTCTGGGCAATCTATACCTAATTGGTAGGCGTGTCGTTTAGACCGATTTATTACTCTTAAAAATACAATTAAGTCGCTTAATTGGTTTCTTCTAAATATCTGCACTACGGCTCTTGCTTGTGGTTCGTCCAGGTAACATCTTTTTCTAATCATAATCTTCTCACTCTTGGTTGTTTAATCTTTTTAGGGTGTTCACTATCAATGTAATGTTTGTAGATATTATCAGCTAATAGTTTACGTTGTTCTTTGGTAACTTTGGAAAGAACTCTAACGTCCTTCTTTTTACATTTATGCGTTTTCCAGTAGATCGCTTCTGGCGGTGTCGTTTTCCATGTCCACTCAATCGTTCCGCAACTGTCCGAATCGTAATGAAACAATGGGGAGCAAGGAAACTTACCTTTGTGTAACATTTATAGGTTTTCTGTTATTTTGTTGATGATCTCTCCTATTACGCGCTTGTGTGTCACTTTATCTGACATTATGCGCCACTCATCATCGTGGAGAGTAATAATAGGCACTCCGTCTTTGTAGGGAAAAACGTAATATTTGACCGGCCTATTTAAAGTCTTTGATTCTATGGTCTGTAAGCCTTCAAAAACATCTTCTGTTTTCTTCCACAGCTCCTCAAATAAATCTCTGTTCATTAGCTTTCCTCCCTTGTAAATAAACGTAGCCAATTTTGCCCGTCTGTTGATCTCAAAGACCCGCATTCAGAAGGGATAGTAGGATATACAGAACAATATATTGTTCCTTTACGTTCCTCTTGAAAGCACTCAATATCAAAAAACTCTTTGCCTATTTCAATTTCTCTCCACCACTTTTCGTCCCCATCGTCATAGTCGCAAAACTCATCCAATATCTTCTCTGCTTCATTGCGAGCTATTTCAAGTTGCTCTTTAGTAATCCAATCAACTTCACTCATTATTTTTCTCCTCTTGTTTAATCAGTCGGGTTAAATACCATTCGGCCTTTTTGAGATCCAAGACGCCACCTTTGGCCTTATATCGGGTAACGTATTTGATTATATTGCCTTCCAGGTAATTCATTGAGTGAGACTGGATATAATCAGTCGTTTCTATTCCTTTGCGGTAATAGTCGGGATTGATACTATCGCTCATCATATTCTTTGTCTGTTCGTTCATCTGCCCATAAACCTCTCTCTCCACAATCCAAACATAGGTCTTCTTTGGTATGCACGTCTCGGCTACCACAACTCATACAGCATTGGGGCATAAGTGCTAATTCTAGCCAACTGTCTTTACGCTTCATTGTCGGACTCCTGTATATCATCATAAAATGTTTGTATGTAGATGTATAAAGTCTCCCAAGATACGCCTACAGACGCATCATGTTTGTTTTTAATCCAACTTAATATTTCTAAAGACTGCTCCTTTGTTGGTGTCCAATCCAAATCCATATCATCTATAGCTGAATGAATATCTTGAGTACACCAGATAATAGCAATAGAGTTGTTTTCATTAAATCCGTCCCCAAAGTTTAATTCAGTTATAGCTTGACCTTCTTGCACCTCTTGAATATCGTCAACTCCAACATCTCCTTGATCTATAGACATTTGCAAATCTTCTGTATCAATAGACTCTTCGTTTTCAGCTTCCACTGTTAATGTGGTTGAAAAAGTTACTTCGTATGTTTTGAGTTTGCCCTTCACTGGCCTTCCTTGTGGGTCATGTGGCTCATTAGGAGCGGATCCGAATTCTTCTGCGTCTTGGTGTGTCATGCTTGTTCCTCTAAGTAAGAGTATTCTGCGTTCTCTGTGATATTGATAACCAAAACGGACTTGCCTTGTTTATCCTGCTTAAAAGTAATGGCTACTGTGTCTCCTATTTGAGCTTGTTGCTTGATTCCTTTAATAGAAAAACGCCTGTCTCCTCTGTCATTCTTGGTTCGATAAAAGTTAAGCGTGGTTTCTGTTCCGTCTAAGAATTCGGCTTGTATCGTCTGCCTGTCTCCGGATTGCATGTTGTCGAAGTCAACCCCGCACAACTTAGAGAAATTTCTTATGCTTGTGTTGGCGTCTATGATTGCCTTGTTAAGCATGGTTTTTGTAAGCCTAATTATAGCCGGCTTGTGGCTGTTTAAGATTGTAATGTTAGTCATTAGTCTTGCTCCTTAATGTGTTCGTATTCTGGTATGTCTTGATAAGCTAAAGTGAGCGCTTGATCTACGCTCCAAATATCGTGTGAATCGGTAAAGAAGGGTTCTTTGTCTCCCTGCTTAGAGACTTCGTAAGAGTGCGTGCCTTGTATGTGGTCGCCTTCGTCTTGAAGCTTCTCATGCTCCTCTATTTGTTTTTTTGTTTTAGGTTTTGCCATGTCGGGGTCGTGTGTATAGACTTCGATAATAAAATTATCTCCTGCGTTTTCTGTGTGTATTAGTTCCATTAGTCTTCCTCCCCTATTATTTGATCCAGTTCTACCCGGTTGATATTTTTTAGGATCCAATCATCAAAACCTATTTTTTCTATTTCCCGGTACTCTTCTTCGTCAATACCAATACTACCCAGATCAACTGTATAGAACTTTTCTTCTGGCTCCCATATGACATCTTCAAGCGTAAAATCTACTATCGCTTCGTCTGTAAAGTCTAGTTCAGTACATAACCCAATAATTGATTCTTCATCTTTTATTTCATCCATTGCAAAGGTGTAGCCAAACGTGTAATCAAAATTTAACATTCCTTTAAATCTGCCTTCATTAGATTCAAAATCCCAATCATCCCATAGGTCGGCAAAGTCATCATTACCTAACCATAAGTATGAATAGTTATTTCCGTTTTTGAGTTTAGCGTGTATTAATTTGGTAGTTTGTATTTTGTTAGCCATTATTCTTCCTCCTTATATAAACTTGTTCGCCATAAATAGTCAGTGCCTTCGTCATCTTCGTCCGTTATATCTTCAATGGCTTCAATGTGTAGCATGTAGCGTTCTTTTGTTAATTGATTTTTAGCGGGTACAAGATAAATAGTTCCTACTCCATTTTCTCCTAGATCATCTTCGATAAGATTTTCTTCCCATGTTAAATTTTCGTAAGCTTTAACTTCAAATTCAATATCTTGAAACGCGTAACCCAATGTTCCCCATGCTGAATAACCTATTTCTTGGGTCTCAGCTACTAACTTATATTTTCCGTTAATCACTACGCCACCTCCTCAAGTTCATTGAGATAATCAGAAACAA